TCGCACCATAGATATTTTGTGGATCGGAATACTTATTCAACCCATTGACGCTACTATTCCGTGCTATCTCTTCAAGAGGTAATGACATGTACTTCTCACGAAACTCGCTTATGTGATCGTGCAATTCCTTTTCGTTTCCTTGCAGGATGATACGAATTGCCTCTTGAATGGCTTCACGACAAGCCGCTGGTGTTGAGCTTCGAACGCAATCAATGCCCTTGATATATGTATTTGGCTTTTCGTATTGCACACCTTCGTTGTTGTGCACATTGAGCATGTAGCGCTTCTTGGCTACAAAAACAGCACGATCAGAAATGATTTCTCTCTTCATGATCATTGTTTGCTCATACGAATTCATCACATGAGAAAGCTTTGCAAAAATTGCGTTCAACAATGGTTGCATTTTGGTTTCGCAAAAAGCATCAAGAACTTCTATAGTGTTGGTGTCATCATCAAATTTCTCAACAATGTTTTCCATTTTGACGTAGATGGAATCCGTATCCATGTAGATGATGTAGTCAACATTTTCTGTCTTCAACAATTTATTCATATAGGCGTTCACATACTTCTCAGCCCACTTCAATGTCAACTGACCAGACAGTGTTATGCTTTCAGCATACTTGATGTCGTACCAACGAAAATATTGATTGCCCAATGCGCCATAAACAGAATTCAGTCGAACCTTGATTGCATATTGCAACGTATCCAATCGTTCAATGTCATCATCAAGCCCCTCTTCACCGTTGGATTTGCGTTGCTTCAAATCAAGCATTTCTTTCTTGATGATCTTTCGTTCATCGAACAATTGACGCATCAATTGCGACAGAAACGATTGCTTATCCTTGCGATACAAATAGCCATTGGCTGCAAGCGAAAGGTCAATGGTTTTTATTGCACCAGCGATGTCTGTTGGCAAACCATTCAAAATCGTATCCACATCAACACCAATCAAAAAACCACCATCTGTCATTTTTGACATAAGAAGATTGGCAGCAGCCTTTTCATCATCAGTGCTATTTACAGCAACAAGCGCTTTCAAATCACGCTTTGTGACAACAGTATCAGGACCAATGTTTGTTCCGATAATTCGCATCGGATACATACTAGTCAAATCAAAACTGACAACCCAATCATGTCTGCCAAAAAGCGGCGATTTGACGAATGCTCCAACCGGCTTTCTGTCTTCTCTTGGCTTTTCTTTCCTTGGAACGACCACGCATTTATCCATGAGATGTGCGTGTATAGAGGCATCCCACTGTTGTACTGTTCCCAACGCAGAAGACAAATTTACGCCAGACGAGTATGCAATCGTATAGACTAGATCAAGCAATTTAAGCTTGTCATCGAGACGCTTCACAAGAGAACAGTCACGAACGTTATACTCCATAAACATCTGATGATTTTCCAATGCCAGCCGGTGAAGCGAACCATAGTCTGAATAGTCCAGCTTTTTTTCACCCAACTCAACGTATGAAATATGATCCAGCCGATAACTTTCTTGTGGCTTCACGACAGCAACAAATTTCTTGTACATGTTGATGTAATCGAGAACAGATATGCCAAGCGGGTAATACGCGACATGATCTCGGTTAAACATGCGAATTGTTTTTGAATCCATCATGCCCCAAGGAGAAAGTTGCTTCGCAACATCATCATCAAACACGCGCGCAATTCGCGAATAAAGATATGGAATATCGAACAGTTCACAATTCCAGCCAGTCACAACATCAGGACTGAAACTACCCGAATTCCATATTTTGAGAAACTTACGAATTAGATCATGTTCGTGTTCACATTTGACATACTTGACTTTGCTATCAGCAGACATAAAGTCTCCGTAACCAAGAGCAAAAGTTATGTCATCATACATCAAAGTAATTGCAGTAATTTTCTTGTCTGCTGTATCCATATTTGGATAGCCACCTTCAGTATCAACCTCGATGTCGATATAGCAGACCTTAATTTTCTTGCTATCGTGTTTGCACTTTGGAAATTTCTCATAGATGAACTGATGAGTTATGTCTTCGATGCCGTAATAATTGAAGTTATCGACATCCTTGAATTGCTGCAAAAAGACATACATTTCAGATGAATTCTTGAAACGTCGTTCCTTTACAGGCTTTCCATAAATTGTGCGGTATTTGCTATCTGTGTCAGTTGGTAAGAACAGGCGCGGCTGGAAATCGCGATATATGTGTGAGTATCGTTTTCCGTCTTTGTATCCGCGAAAGAGTATTCTGTTTCCTCGTTTTGCAACACTTGTATAAAAATGGCTCATGTAACCTCTTTCTCTTTACGCACGGACATATTTAGAATAACGGTTGATTATATATCAACCCGCTTTCTAAAACAATCGTCTATCCGCAAAAAGAAGAGCCCATACAAACATTCAAAATAACGACACTGAGAATTAGAGAAAGTGCAACCAAAACCAAGACAATTCCAAATCCAGCAAATAGGTCTCTAAACATCAATACGTTTCCTGTAAAAAGTACCTACTGCATCTCTCGACGTGGAAATCTTCGACATGTTTTCGTTGTTCGAAGAGACTATGGTCTCATAAACCACTATGCCACTGTAGTGCAATTGTCTCTCGAAATATCGCAGCAAACGCTTGTACACGCCGTTTTTGCGATGTGCTGGATCAGTCCACCCAAGTTGGATGATAGCCGTCCTACGATCTTTGTCGATGCGATAAACGATCAATGAAATGATGTTCTTGAATTCCTTGTCATAGACATACACAACACTGTCATCTCCCTGGAATGGCATGAATTGCTTTGAAGCAAAACCACCATTGCACAGTTCCGTCCAAGCACGAATTGCAACAGCAACCGCTTGATGGCGATTGCCGTTGATATGCTTGTCGTTTTCGAAAATGAGCGTGTTGAAGTATTTCATATTCTCCAACGAATCGATCAGAACATTACCCATTTGATTCTCGCTCTTGAAGCATTTTCTCAACATCGGTCCATTGCAATTTATTGGTCGCTCGCTTTTCTACAACCAATCCATGCATCAAATCATTTTTGATTACGTCGCCAGCTTCGGCAACCATAACACCCTTGGCGGTTTTTACCGCCAGAACAGCAGTGTTGTCATCGAGACGAATGACGCCAACTTGATTATATTTGAAACCATCAACCAACCAAGGCGGATGATCATCTGTCAAAGGAACATTTGGTTTGCCATCGACAAACATAGACTTCTGAACACTCACTTCCATGACACTTCTCCTACTGCTTTAATGCAATCAACATCAACGGCACGAAGGCACATGCAAAAACAATAACCAGCGCACACCACCCAAGAAAAAATCCAAACAACGCATTATCATTCTTCACGTCAAATCTCCATGTCCAAATATTGATCTGGTATATTCAAATTGTGGTATTCAATGAATTCCAGAATACTAACACCCCGTTTGTCTGGCGCAACCATATTCAATGCATGCCACAATTCAGAGAGTGTATATTCACCAACCCTTGATGACATCAACGATGTATCAATCTTTGACATAGACTCGATCACGTCTTTCACACTAGCATCTCTAATCTTCATGATGACTCCTATCTATCATTTTCCAGTAAACATATCAGTGATGAACGAAATTGGTATCGCTTCGAGATAAATTCCAAGCCCAACTGCCAATGCAGAGAATACAGCCAAGCCTATGCGACGATAATGCTTGAACTTATCTGAAACTGGTTTTTCGTCATTTGTCGTTTGTTCGGTCATGTTTTTTCCTACCTATTGCATACTTTGGTTTCAACAACCATTTGTCTTTTTCTTTGTATGGAATAACCTTTAAGGTTTTGTACAAGGACGTTTGTTGATCCTCTACCATATCGGCATTGATAATTTCTACCAATCCCCACGATTCGAGAAGCTTGGCAATCGTATTACGCCTCGCTCTGTCTTCATCGGTAAAGTCAGTTTCTCGCCCCTTACTTGCCCAACCCTTTTCCTTGCGAATGTGTTCATCCAGCGCAAACAATTCTTTGAAATGAACAATATAGAATTTTCCGCGCTTGTGAAGGATATGACACGACTGCCACAAAATAGGCTTGTCACCATCAATGTTGTGATGTTGCGGTATGCCAATCCTACTCAGCGTTTCGCGCACTTTCAGAAAGCTACCATCATCTTTCAATTTAACTTCTACGAATGTCTCTATCATAATACTGCCTCTTTCTAGAAAGGCATGTATCATGCCTCCAAGTGTAAATCCCTTTTTATCTCAGCAAGTTGTTCGTCCGTTAGAACGGATAGGGCTTCCCTTGCTTTGTCTATGCTATATTTATAGACATTCGCAATTAGAGAAACATCAGCAGACGTTCTTTTTTTACTAAGAGGTTTCATGAATGGCCTCTTTTTTGGTCTAATCGAAGCCATCATGTAATCATAGTGCATTCGATCCGATATATCCTTACGGTTGATTTTGTTAACAACAAGTAAGCAATCTGGATATTGGGAAAAAATATCATTGATAACCCACTGATTATAATCCGTTCCCAATTCAATTCGCTCGCCTGTGTTGATGGATTTCACATAATCAAACACCGACATTTCATCTCACTTTCGATTACTTATCTTTCCACTCAGCAGCCGCTGAAATACTCAGCAACGCTGCACACAACGTAATATCAGGATTTGGTGCGCGTGTAGCCATGTCCTGATAATCAGCAAGAAGTGTTATGATACGCGCAGCAGAGGAAGGAACCCAATGGGCATCTGCGGTATCGTACAGCATGGTAAAAACATCCTGCACATCAATATCGTTTTCAGCAACGAATTTTCGAATGCTAGAATATGCCTTGTTGCGCATGAAGTCAACAAGCTGTTCCAACATAATCTTATCGAAGTTGACCAGAATTCCACTATCAATTTTGCCGTTAACAGAATAACGCTGCAAATCGTTAATGACTCTACGAATGTCTGGAAAATGTTTCTGGATCAAAGCAACAACAGTCCTTTTGTCGTATGCAATATTCTCCTGATCCAAAAGCTTCAACATGCGTTGTGCGATCTTCTTCAAGATCGCCGCCTTCTCAGAAGACGTTATATCAAACTCGACAAGCGTACATCTCGAATGCAACTCCGGTGCAATTTTGTGTGGCCGATTGCACGTTAGTATAAAACCACAATTAGAACTGTATTCCTCCATGAAATTGCGCAACCCCTGTTGCATATTATTTGATAGACCATCGGCTTCATCCAAAATGACAAACTTGCGCTTTCCTACCATTGACATAGTAGACGCAAAATCTCGTATCTCATTTCGCAGAGTGTCTTTGGTGCCATCCAGCGAACCGTTGATAAGCATGTACGAACATCCCAATTCGTCACACATTGCCTTTGCAACAGTTGTCTTTCCAATACCAGCACGACCAGTGAAAATCATGTTTGGAATACTACCGCTCTCGACCATAGTGGTAAACATTTCTTTGTATCGGTCTGGCAGTATCGTATCTGCTATTTTCCTTGGTCTATATTTCTCAGTCCACAAATATTCTTTCATGCATCACCCGTGTTTGAGTAAGTCGAATGCGATGATCAGATCACCGTCACCAAAACCAAGTTCCTTTGACGATGTTTCAAAAACACAACCAGGAAGCAATACATTGTGGTTGGAAACCAACGGAAATACATATCTCGTTGTGTCGTCAATTTGTTCATCGTCAATAGAATCGCCGTTCCTCACTATAGAAATGAAGACACAATTGCTATTGGTTCTGGTCTCGATTATTTTGATGAACGCTGCAATCTCTGGCCACGAAAATGGATATCCATATCGCAACGATCCACTGACGTTCTTAACATCACGCTCTACGAATTTCAATAGCGTAATGTGATTTCCTTTTCCCCAAGCATACTGACGCTCATCAATTTCTTGCGAGATTAGAGTAGTTGGAAATTTGAGTATCTGTTTTTCTGACATCAACTGGCTCCCAATATGTCTCACGATTGTATTCGAAGTTAAACTCAGATAGCTGAAATAAACCATCAATCTGATTGTTATTTGTGATGATACTGACTTTCTTACAGGTTGCTATCAAACCCAATTCACGCAACACGATGCTTTGTGCTCTGTTAATTGAATTTCCTGTGTTGGCAAAATCATCAACGTATATGATAGGAAGATGATTTGGAATGCCTTCTATCCAATTGAACAAACCGCTCGATTTGCGATCCTTTCTCACCGTGAACGCATTGACGTTGATTCCTCTCGATCTCATCAAATGCCACTGCATGTGCGTTACAACAGGAAGGCTTCCAGTTTCCAACCCAACCAACTGAAAAGGTGTTTTTGGAAACATATCATCCATCAATCTCATCACGTGGTTCATCATTTCGATGTTGTGTGTCAATCTTCGCATAAAGACAATCCAGTCATTGCCAGATACGTTCAAGATTGATGGCGAAAGAACCTTGCCAACAACCTCATCATTATATGCCTTCTCTGGATTACACCGAAAAATAACCTTTTCATCTATAAACTGTTTGACCAGATTTCGCGTTGATTCATAAGACATATTATCTCCT